GTCTTATAGACATCGGAATTTCAATATTTCATTCAACATAAAACTTATTAACGTGCGGAAAATAATGAAAACTATTTCACGTGGGATGCCGGTATGTGCTCATTTGTTCCATTCAGGTAAGAGCTCAAAAAGATCCTCGTGGAAGTGGGTTAATGGAGATGAGCTTACTGGGGATTTAGAGTTTACTATAAATGTTACGCCTACATGTAATTTTGAAACAGATATAGTAATGTATGAAGTTAGGAAGGATGGTGAGTCCTCAGCTGACCTTATTCTTAGGTTATTGTTAAGAATAGAAGGTACGTTTGAGAGGGTTTATCACACTATCCAGTATCGTAAGAATATGAAGATTTTGGATGATAAGATGTTGTCAGCTCTTATCATTTCGGGTACAGTGCCTTCTAATCATAAAGTGCTCCCTTATGTTGCTGGTAAGGGAGTAGTTTTTAAGGACACAGAACCGTATGACATGGCAGTGTGGACCGCTTCTATTGTTCGGAGGTGGGATGTAGTAAGGTGGAAGATGATGGACCCTAATATAAGTAAAGTGGCTATAGTGCGTAGCTTTCAACGGTCACGTCTTCCAGGTGCTTGTAGATTACCTGGTTATACGTTGGGAGTGGGTAAGGTATATAATAAGACTATGTCTGATAGTTCAGTTTTTAACCAGATATTTGGTTGGGTTGTTGTTGATGGTGTTCAGCTTGATAGAACTGTTTTTGCTACTTCTTCAGTTTATCAGAAGCTTACATCCGCTTATAAAAAAACAGGTCGTGACCAGACCTTTTCTTTTGAACAAAAGCAGATGTTGGCTCTTAATTTGGCTTCAGCCCTTGAGATTATGTATAAGCATTATTTATTTACTTTTCATAAATTTGGCACAAAAGCATTTCATTACCATCCTTTGAGGGTTAATTATGATACCATACCTAAGGATCGTTCTCATGGTATTGATTTTATTACTAATACTACTAGGCGTAAGGATAATGATGTTTATGTACTTACTTCTAGTGGTACTAAGGGTCCGCAGTTGGATCGTATAATTGCTCAGATTGAAAATGCTTATAATGAGTTGCCTATGAATGATAATCCCTTGCCTAATTATTATACTCGTGTTGCACTTAAGCAAGAGTGTTATAATGAGGCAGGTTCTAATTATGACGATTTGTTAAAATTTCATAAGAAGATTCGTTTGTTGTGGGTAGATAATTCTCTTGGACATGTTACTCATCGTTTAGTTGGTGAAATGAGGCAGAAAATTGAGAGAGGGACTAAAAATAAACCTTCAGCTATTTATATAGGCCGTTCTATGTGGGGTGGGGGTGCACACCGTCTTGCTATTTCTAT